TCGTTTTATTGCCGATGTCCTGTATATTTCCACCAAATTCTAGTCCTAATATTTCAGCTAACCGATTTCCTTCTAATGCCGTTCCTTTTTGTGATCCGTACAAAGTGCTATCTGATAAAACAAAAGAATTGTTTTTGAAGTTGAGCAAATATTCCTTTTTGTCTTTTAAAATTCCTTTGTCAATCTTTTCGAACGTGTTATTTTTTAATTGATAAATCTGATATTCTGTACCACCTAATTTTAAAAATACATCCTCGAACTGATTTTCTCCATCAATTCTAATTAACAATTTTAATCCGTCAAATACGCCAAATTCTTCGATTCCAGTCAATGCAACTTCGTAGATATCTTTGTTAGTTCCAACAGTTCTAATTGTATCCAGAGTATGTACCAACCCTTTTTGTAAATCATTCATGACTTGTGCTGACAATGTTGTCCCAACTTGAGTTGCTGTTTCTTCACCTTTCCAAATATGCCTAACCAATCCAGCACCAACATCATTTGCGGTTTCAACTTTGTAAACATCCAAATTCGTTCCTATCCAATCCTTTATTTTTTTTAACATCTATCTTACTCCTTCTTGTGTTATTACATTTATTCTTGCTAAATTACTCTCATAACTTTTTTGTTGCAAAATCTCATCATAAAAGCTATCCTCTATTTTTAAAATTCTTTTCACTCCAACAAAGGCTCCATTTGAAATATAATTAGCTGTTTGCACTTTATATTTAAAATCAACAGTTATTTCCACACCTTTCGCTCTTATTTCAAACAGAATATTTAAGATACTCTTTTTTATATATGCAGACAGTCTTCTATTCAATATTATATAAATGCTTCCTGCTTTTTCTTTGTAAAATTGTGTTTCAAAATTTCCGTTAAAACTTCCATTTTTAACTTTAAAATCTATGTTTTTAACTTTATCTTTTATAATCCCTTCTTTAAAAATAAAAATATTTTGCTCATAATTTTCAATTATAATCTTGAGCACATTTAAAATTGTTTCAAAAGTTGCATTTTTACTTTTCCTTGAAATTTCAGCAAGTATTCTCTTTCTATATTTTTCATCTTTTTCGTTCGTGTCCCTTTTCAAATTAAAAGATGTTCCAAATTTGTCCAATACATAACCTTCTGCCTCCATAATGTTTAAAGATTTCAAAAGTTCGTGTATTCCTTTACTTGCTTGTCTTATTTCTTCTAAATATAAATTTAACAAAAAATAATTATTGCTTCCCCTGTCTCTTCTGTACATATGCGGAAATCTACTTATTATTTCATCTGTATACTCTTTGCTACTCTTAAACATAAATTACCTCGATATTATTTTCGTTTATTTGAAATTTTTGACCAACTGGGACTGTAAATGTTTTGTCGAAATTTTGTATTGCAACATCGGATTCTGTTAATCCCATTTTCAAATTTATTTTTCTTATATCGTCAATTCCTAACACTTCTGAATATGTCTTTAAATAACTAATAGATTCTCCTGTTTTTAGATTATTAATATAATTTAAAATTTCCTGTTGAATTTGTTTTGTCCAACGACTATCTTTTTCATCTAAATTTTTTGTTTCCAAAACTTCAACTTTTATTAATAACGTACTATATTTTATGATGTTATATATTATTTTTCTTTCAAATACACCTCTTTTTATTTTTTTTTCAAAAGTTTGTGCATTAGAATCTGCGAGAGTCAATATGCCATCTGCTTTCAAATCTAAAATAGTTTCAAAAATTTTGTCATCCGGTGTTCCTTCTAAAAATATTTTAACTGTTCCAGCTTCAGTAGCTGGCTCAGTTTCAGGATCTAATATCAACACATTTTTAATATTTTCCAAAGCCATTAATCCGTTATATAATGCTGCATGTGTAGCGGTTTGTTCAACTGTTTCCTTTCTTTTAAGTCTTTCCCTATAAAGACTATCACTCTCATTATTTGCACCACCAGTTACATCCGCATCATTTGTAATTTTAGCAACCCCTTCATATTCAGTCGTAAAAGTAACATCACTTGTGATATTGCTTTCTTCTCCGATTTCAAGAGCCTGAATAAATCCTATTCCGTAATACTCATTATTATCTAATTTATCCAACGCAACGTTTGATAATAGTCTATATTCTTTTTCAGCATATTTAATAATTGTTTGTGCTGGTATAACTCTATTTTTTTCTCCTGTTATCTTAACCTGTCCAGTTGCATAAGCGCCTGCTTTTCGTGGAGTTCTCAGTAAAGTCCCAAAAAAATCTAAATATATCCCTGTTGCTGTATTTAGATTCATTTGATTATTAAATTCGAGCAATTCTTCCCATATTTGCGATAGTTCATAACCTATAGCTTCAGAATGAATCCCTTCTGGAGTATTAAAATCTAAAATGTAATTATTATCTTGTAACCTTGCTTTGTACCTATTTTCTATATCTTTCATAATATCTGTAAAACTTTTTAACACAAATCCCTTTTCTGTTACTCCAAAATCCACTGTTCCTCCTTTCTAAAACGCTAAAGTCTTTCCATTTTTCAATAACATTTCCACTTTAAAATTATAGTTTCCATTTCTATTTTCAAAACTGCTTTCGAACTTTGTTATTTCTGCCACATCTTCATCCGACAAAATAGTTTCTTTGACTTGTGCCTCTATATTAAATTTTTCTAACAAATTTCCTATTTGTCCATTATTTTCATTTCTTTTAAGCCAATAAATACCTTCATTTTTGTGTAAAAACCACTCATTAAAAAATAACCTCAATTTATTTTCCAACCGCAATCTTATTTTTTCTAATTCTGAACTTAATATAATATTTTTTCCAATTGCAATATCTATTTCTTTATCGTCATTTTTTTCTGTTAGCCAACTTTCCACACTCTCCATGATATCCTCCTAATCCAATGATAATCCGCCGTTTGTATGATTTAAGAATGACTTTCCACCAATTGTAGCATCTCCGCTCACTTCTAAACTTCCGTCAACTTTAACAGGCCCACTTATACTGATTGAACCACCTTTTATATTGATACCGCTATCATTTATCGTTACAAGTGTTCCACCATAAGCGATATAGAAGTCGTTAGATATGTCCTTTTCTGCATCACTTGTTATTTGTCCAACTACAACAGCATTATTTATATCGAATTTTGCACTAGAGTTCGGCTCGCAAGGTTCAGAAGCATTTCTTGCATTAAATGTATCGTGTTGGCAAAAAGCTACTAAGACCTTATCATTTGTAGCTAATGGAGCATTTACTTTACATTTACTCCCCCAAAAAATCGGAGCAATTGGAACATTTTCAATTATTTCAACTTCATCACGTGTGCCAAAAAGTTCAGGAATATCTAACATTTGTATATTACAGCTCATGTTAGAGTTATCTACTTCAACCATTTTAGCTATTGCAAAAGTATTCAAATTATCAAATCTTCCGCTTATCATTGATTCTATATGATCTCCTACTGTTTTTTTTCTCACTTTTTACCTCCTACTCCATATGTTCTCACTATTCTATCCCAGTCTTTTTCTTTTTTATTTCCACTACTTTTTGTAGTAGTTTTTTTAGTTTCTGTGTTATTAGATTTTTTAACCTCGTTTTCTTTTTTGCTTGTTTTTTTAGTATTTTTTTCATTTTTCTTACTCTTTTTATCGTCTTTTTCTTTTTCTTTTGCTTTTTTCTTTTTATTTTTAGATGCTTTCTCATTTTTTCCTTTTTTTCCAGAAACAATTTCGATTTCATTAGCTTTCTTAGCTTCTTCATCATCAAATTTAGTTTTTATTTCCAATTCTGTATATGCATCGCTTTTAAAATTAATAACGTGCTTACCTTTTGTGATAAGATACTCTCCTTTAATTTCAAGTTGCTCAAATTCCTTTTTTAAATCTAAATTAATCTTAAAACCTTCTTGAAATCTATGATCAAATATACTTTTCAATGTATAAGTACCGTCATTTTCTTTTACATCTTGAAATCGATTCGGATCAAATTCTAAAATACCTCTATTTATCTTATCTCGTGGTTGAAAAGTGACAACTCCATTTGTTATAAAAAAAACACTTTTAGTATCTTTTGCTATTTCTTTAAAGATGTGTTTTACGTTGTTATGCATTGTTTTTCCATCTTTATAATCAATATCCTTACCAAGCTCTATTGCCCCAGCTTTTAATTTATCCAATTTTGATAAAATTAATTTTATTATTGTGCTAGCTTTTGTCCCTTTTCCGGTTTTAAGATTTATTTTTGTGTCCTTGTATTCATCATTATAAGTATTACAAGTTATCTCAAATTTTTTATCAGCGTTGCTCCAACTTCCTTTCAAACTCTCGATAATCCCTTTATAGATAACACCAATATCTTTATTTACTCCATCATTCCAATACCCAGCTTCAATAACTACTTCAACACCTTTTTTTAATTTTTTAATCATTTCATCTGTTAAATTATAAATAACTATTTTAGCAATATTAGTGCTTTCTGTTATATCAAATTCAGTTTGTATCTCGAAATCTGGCGAATAATCAACTCCATTTTCAACTTGAAATCTTTCAAATTCAATTTCCTCTGTTTCATTTCCATTTTTTACTTTAAAAGTTACTTTTGCATATCTGTCCCACAAAATATAGTAATTATCATTTACTCCGTTATTTTGTGTATTTTCTATGTTCTCAGCCATTAAACCACCACCATAATATCCTGTAATATTCCAGCCGTTTCCGTTGTAAACTCAACATCAAAGCCATTTAAATTAATTGGCAAAGCTATCGTTTTAACATTTGGGAATTCTTTATATCGTCTTCTGCACAATAAGAACAAATCTTCGTATGCATTAATTCTTTGACCCATATGTAAGTTTTCGTTATCTGTCTTTACATCTAAATACCAAAGTTCTTTTATATTGTAAATTTCCAATGTAACCAACAACGTTTTTTCTCCATCGTCTAATAAAATTCTGTAACTACTTTTTTTATTTTTCTTATATAAAATATCAAAACTATATAATTTTCTCATGCTTTAATATCTCCTGTTCTAAGATCATCTCCAAGTCCACCTTTCATTGATTCACTCATCGAAACTTCAGACATTTCTCGATTTTGGGTATTAGTCTCTGGATCATAAGCGCTCGTTGTAGTCTTTCCGTCAGTTGTAGTAAATTTTAACAAGTTTACTTCTTTTAAATTTATCGAAACTTTTATACTAGTATAATTTTGATAATTTTCCGAGTAACTGACACTAGTTATTGCAAGTGGAGCATAAACCTTATCAAATTTAGTATACATAAATGTTGTATAATTTCTTTTTTTTGATTCTTTAACTAATTTCTCGAGTTCATCTTTCCATTCTTTACCGTGTAAAATTACCTCAATTTTTAATGTATATGGATTCACAAACATATTTTCATTAAAATTATCTTTTAAATACGATTTGTAGCCTGTTATTTCATTATCTTGACTATAATCGGTCGAAATTACTAAAAGAGGTATAGTACCTAAAAATCCATTAGGTTTTATGCCAAAATATTTTAAATACATTTTTTCAAGTCTATCTTTTTGTGCTTCAAATCCTGCAATTGCTTTTTTTAAAAAATCCAATACTTGCATTCTATACCTCCTAAACTATTCCTAATTTTTCAAGTTCATTTTTTAATTCGTTTAGTGTTTCATCATTTCCATTAACATTAAATACAAAATGATTATTATTTGTAACAACTGTTCCACTGTCTTTCAGTCCACCACGAGTATTAGCTTTAATAGATTTTAAATTGTTTAACATATCGTTAGTTGTTGTGTTTCTTGCAACCATTGAGCCGTTTGGCAACCAAATAGCTTCATCTCCATGCTCATCGATAGTAGTCATTCCCCCACCACCTTGTGCTTGGAAATTATTAGTTCCTACTGCGTGTTTACCTGTGACAATCCCTTTAACTCCTCCTACGAATTGTGCTCCACCAGCTTTTATCCCTCCCCAATCTAATTTACTAGCCGATTGGAAAGCATTTATTAACCCTTGCGTGGCAGATATGGCGGATTGAATCCTACTTATTATCGCTGATATTGCTGATGATACAGCTGCTTTGATTGCATTCCATGCTGCATTTATTAAATTTCTTGCAGTTTGATTGTGGGTATACAAACTTACTAATGCACCTATAAACATTCCAACTGGGCCTCCAACTATCATTCCGATTACAGCAGGGATTAACGCCCCTATTGCACTCCAAGCAGCTGACACAACTACATGAAAAGTTGAATTTGTATTATAAGCATTTATTATCGCTCCAATAAAACTCGATACAGCATTAATAATTGCCATAACAATTCCGCTAATTATAGCTCCGACCAATTGAAAAATCGCTGCAATAAGGTTCCAAGTGGTAGTTATAAGTTCCCTAAACACTTCGCTTTGTGCCCACAATTGTGTCATCCAATTAATAATGCCACCTACCATTCCTGAAAATACAGAACTTACAAAAGACCAGCATTGAGCAATTGCATTCCAAGCTGTTGTTATTGCATTCCTGAATCCTTCGTTTGTGTTCCACAAATACATTATCACAGCTACTATTGCCATTATTGCTGCAATTATAGCTGTTGCAATTAAAACATACGGATTTAAGGCTGCAACTGCATTAAATGCTGATTGCGCTGCAACTAAAGCCCATAAAATTCCAATTCCAGCTGCTAATCCTAAAAATACAGTTCCCCAAAGTCTCACTGTTTCTTTATTTTGCTCTACCCATTTAGTCATCTCTTGCACTTTTTGAGCAAATGCATCAACTTTTTCTTTGAAAGATTCTAGTTTTTGCTTAACTTCATCAGCTGTCATTCCCCAAATTTGTGTTTTATCTTTTGCATCTTCTGATTTTGTACTAAATCCAAATAATGCACCTACAACAGCCATTATCAAGTCGCTGATTGCTCCTAATGCACTTCCTAAACTTTGCAATGTAGCCGTCCACACTTTGTTTACGTCAGCATTTTGTTGCAAATAATCTTGCCATTGCTTAAACATATTAAATATAACTACTAAACCAATCGCCAATAGTCCGTAAAGAACTATTTTTAATAAGCTAACACTTGCAATAGCTTCTTTTATCCCAGAAATGAAAGGCCCAATGCTTGATTTCATTTTATTAAATACCATTTCTCCAATTACTAAAGCTCCCAAAATAGAAACTAATTGCAATAGCCAAGGCGCTTTTTCTGCTACCTGTCCAATTGCTTCAGCTATTCCCATGAATAACCCTGCAATAGGAACTAATAAAGGCTCTAATGAGTCAAATACCGCTGCAAACGTGCTTGACATTGTTCCCATTAAAGTTTCAACCGCCCCTGCACTTCCTTGCATCATAAAGTCACTCAATTGCTTAGCTACCCCACTACTATTTTTTATTTCATTTTGAAGCTTTCTCAAGTCTTCTATACTTCCATTCAATAGCGTATTGGCGGCTCTACCTCCCTGTACTCCGAATATAGCTTTTAATACTCCAGCTTTATCCGCGTTACCCATTTTGTCAGTTACACCTTTTAATCTTTCGACAATCGAAACCATATCCTGTAAATTACCTTTTTCATCTGTAACCTTACCAATTAAATCTTCGAGTTTCCCACGTTTTTTAAAATCTTTTAAACTTTCAAACATTTGGTTTAATCCAGTACCTGCTGTCGACCCTGTTAATCCATTGTCATTCATTTTACCTAACATTGCATAAACTGTTTCAAGCGGTACTCCTAATGCTTTTCCAGAAGCTCCAACATACTTAAATCCTTCTGCCAATCTAGGTAAATCAGCAGCTGTATTTTTAGATGTAACAGCTATCATATCAGTAACTTTTTGAGCTTCTTTTGCAGACAATTGATAAGAGTTCATGTGCATTTTAACCATTTCAAGAGCTGGTGTTATATCCGAATTAAATGCTTGTGCCAAATTAGCAGCTGCTGGTATGATTTGTTTCATTTCGTCTTTTTTAATTCCTAGCGTTGCTCCAGCATTAATAGCTTGTGCAACATCTAAGTTATTAAATTTTGTATCTCCTCCAACTTTTTTAGTTAGTCGCCTATACTCTTTTAAATCAACACCATATCCACCTGTTTTGGCAGAAGCGCCACGTAATTCATAATCAGTTTGTCCATATTCCTGCAACGCTTCCATTCCAGCTTGTGTAATAAAACTTCCTGCCTTATACAATGCTCCATCACGAACTTTATTTAAAAGCCCTTTAACTTTTTTCATTGCACTGTCAGCACCTTTAGCCACGTTTCCAAGAGGATTCTTAACCGACTTTCCAACTGCTTCTTTAGCTTTATTCAAATCATCCATTTTCTTTTTAGCTTCTTGTGTTTCTTTTTTTACGTTATCCAATCCACTTTTTACAGTTTTGCCAGTTCCAAGAGTTTTCATCATATCCTGAGCCATTTTCATTTGAGATTTGAGTTTATCCCCTTGTGCCTGCAAGTGCTTTTGCATATGTTGTATCTGCTTATTAAAATTATTTAAACTAACTTTGTCTAATGTTTTAGCTAGTTTTTCAGCTTCTTTTTGCATTGATTGTATCCATTGCTTTGCATTTTTATCTTTAATAACAAACTCTAATTCATAAGTAACTCCTACTCCACTAGCCATTTATCTTCCTTTCTTAATCTTTTTTCGTTCTCTTTCTTTTGCTTTTTGAATTTCTGTATCATAAAAGCACATTTTCAAAAAAGTTTCAAACTCTTTTTCAGAGATTTTATTTTCGTTATATCTTTTTAAAAAAACAAAAGAATTAAAACTTTTAAAATTGTCATTTATTTCTAACTGAAATGCTAAATTTTCAATTTCAGTTATATCTTTTAGCATTTCATCTTTGTTAAAATATATTTTCCCTTCATGAAAAAATGCCGGATTCTTATTTAAGGAAGGGATTTCTTACCACTTCCGATAAAAATACACCTAATCCAATGATTTCACTCGATGGAAAGTCCTCGATGTCAAATCGCGGTAACAAGTCATCATTATAAAAGCAATCAACTATATCACCAAAATCAAGCACTCCTTTTCCAGTTACTGGATCAAAATCCATTTTTGAATATTTTGATGCTTGCTTTGTAGTAGGATATGTGCAAATCACATCCTTTGGTTTTCTGTCCCAGTCAATCAAAGTGTGCTTAAATATTTGTTTAGGTCTTAAGCCGCCTTGCTGTTTTATCCTTCTTCTTTCACTTTCGTTTCTTCTTTTTTTGACTTCTTCAGCCGTTTCTTCTGTTGCAATAGCTTCAATCGTTGCTGCTTCATTCTTAACTTCTTTATTTTCAACTGTTATATTTTCATTATCTTGTGTAATAGGTGGCAATCCAGCCATTTCTCTTGACATATTAATTGCTTTTTCTTCTTCTTCATTATATTTTCTTTCTAAATTCATTTTATTTCTCCTTATATGTTTTAATTTTATTTTTTGTAACAAAAAAATCACAATCAAATTAATGACTGTGATTT